TGCCTCGGATGCTCTTGACGTAGGCTTCCCAGCCTTTCATAAACACATTGCCAAACCAGGACAGAAAATCTGTAATTGGCTTGACGATGTAGTTGGCCCACAGATCAACCCAGAACTTAACATAGACATTCATATACCAATCAGCGATCTTTTGAAAGCCTCCCACCAGGTTCTCCCATACCCAGGTCAGGAAGTTCATGATCGGCTCACGGAAGGCGATGAACAACGCCACGATCGCGGCCACCAGCAGCACGGTCAGACCGACAGGGCCAGTCACCACCGCCAGCAGGCCAGGGATCAGCGTGCCGGTGACGAAGGTCAGGATGCCGCCGAGGGCCGCCACGATCCCACTGGTGGCGCCGATGATCGCAGGCAACCAGCCGGCGATCGTGGCAGCAATGCCGGTGCCGGCGAATGCAGCACCCAGGCCGGCGACGGCTGTGCCGATCGTGCCCAGCGCACCAACGACCGTGCCAATGACCGTAGCGATGGCGCCGAAGCTGATGGCGAACAGCGACACCGCAACAATGGTGTTACGGATGCCTGGGTCTAGCTTATTGAACCAGTCAACAACGACTGTGATTCCGTCAGCTAGTTTGTCCAACACTGGCAGTAGCGTCATTGCGATGTCGGCGCCGAGTGATCCAACCTTGCCGCCGAGTGCCGTTAGCTTGTCGGAGTATTGATCAGCTTTCTCTGCGAAGGCGGTTGTCATCTTCACCTTCATCTTGTCGATCGCTTCGCCGCCAAGATTCAGCATTGGCACCAGTTCAGCGCCAGACTTGCCGAACAACTGCATCGCAAGAGCAGTTTTCTGCGCACCATCAGGCATGCCCTTGAACTTCGTCGCGATGTCGAGCATGACGGCATCAGCGCTGCGCAGCTTGCCGGTTGCATCAGTTGCGCTGACACCAAGGGTTTTCAATGCGTTTGCTGTTGGGCCGGTCCCAGTCTGCGTTGCTTCAAACATTCCCTTGGAAAGTTTGGTGATCGCCTTGGCCACCGTCTCAACATCTGTGCCGGATGTTGATGCTGCTTTCTTGAATCGCGCCAATGCCTCAACGCTCACGCCTGTCTTCTGTGACAGGTTGAACATTTCATTGCCAGCATCGAGCGTCTTCTTGGTCATGGCCACCAGGCCGCCGACGCTGAGCAGTGGTGCCAGCATGCTGAATGATCCGGCCAGGCCGCCCATGCCAGCGGCAGCCGTCAGACCCTTGAGCCCCACGCTGGCTTCAGTGGCCTTCTGCTTGATGCCACCGATCGCCCGACCCAGTGCGTTGACCTGGCCCTCGCCGGTGACATCAGCCTTGACCTGCAGCAGCGCTTGCATCACCGCCATTTCACTTCCTCCGTTTCGCCTTGGCGATCGCGTGGGCTTCCATCACTTGCACATCATCAAGCACCTGCTCGGTCACTGTCACCCCGAGCAGACTGGCCAGCTGCAGCATCACCCCATAATCCAACCCGATCACACCGTCGATGCTGGTGCGCCATTGAGTCAGACATCGCATGAACAGATGCACCGCCGGCCAGAGGTCATGCCACAGCGTGAAGTGCGCGGGCGCCAGATGATGCGATTCCAGGATCACGCCATAGGCAGCAGCATCACTCTGCAGCTGCGCCGTGTCACCCTTGCCAGCACGCATGAGGTGATCCACGGCGCCAGTCAGTTTTTTGCTCGCGCCTTCTCGTGCGCCTCGAAGAACGTGGCCACCAGCACGTCGGCCACGGTGGCCACCTTCAGCAGCTGCTCCTTCGTGGCAGGCGTGCATTCCACGTCGGTGCCGTCAGGGTTGGTGATGCCCTTCCAGCCGGCCAGGATCTCAGATGCGATCTCGCGGGTGGGCAGCGCGTCGATCAGCTCATCGCGTTGCACCTCAGTCTTGATCCGGTGGTAGGCCAGCTGCACCTCCTCCATCCGATCCTGCGGCAGGCGATTGAACACCGCCTCGAACTGATGGGTGCGGTAGCGGCCACCGTCCACCAGCTCCCGGATCACGATCGGCCAGGTGAAGGTGGGCGATTGTTCGAGGATGAAGGCCATCAAGTCAGAGCGAGGGAGAAGTCGTTGTTACCGCTGCCGCTGGGCAGCAGACGGAACGGCAGGGTGATCATCGTCACGCTGTCGCCATCCTCAATGGTCGGCGCATCAAACGCACAGGTGCTGGCGTTGAAGGTGATGATGTTGCCCGCGGTGGCGCCATGCACCCAGCTGATCGCGCCGGTGGTCTGGTTGCTGGCCAGCGTGAGGAAATCCTTCGTGGCGAAGGCAGGCAGCTCGATCGTGATCGAACCGGTGGCCTTGCGATCGGCGACCAGAACCTGTTTGGTGCAGCCGGCCAGCTGGCGGAACACAGTCTCGACACCCAGCGACAGGGTGAAGGACTGCAGGCAGGCGCTGAAGCCATGCACGCTGACGCTGGTGGTGTTGTCGGCATTGACCACCACGGGCGCAGCTTGGGCGGAGTAGGTCTCCGACGGACGGCTCAGGGCGCCGGGGGCGGCATACAGCCCCATGTGCTCAAACGCGATCGTCGGGATCTCACCCACGGTGAGGCTGATCTCTGCAGTGCCACGGATGCCGGTGATCGCCTGACGGCTGCCGTTGTCGGCGTAGAAGTCGCAGGTGTAGGAGCTGTGGCTGGAGGATGCCGGGGCGTAGGTGACGCTGGTACTGGCGACGACCGTCTCGCTGCAGGCCGAGGCCATCATCAGCGGCGCCCAGCGAGGGGCGGTGCCAGCGGTGCCGGAGCCGGCCAGTTCAACCGTGGCCTTGAGCGGCACCGATCGCTGAGCAACCACGCTGGCGCGGTTGCCCATGTATGCCTGAATGGTTTCGCGCTCAACCAGCTCAAGCGCCAAGGGCTCAATGTCAAGCTCGGTGAACAGCAGAGCATCGGTGGCAGCGGGGCTGCTGCTGGTGCCATAGGTGGCCTCGGTCTTGACGAGGGCCAGGCGATTGCGCCACAGGGCCATGGGTCAGTCCTCAGATTCGGGGGCGGTGTCTGCAGCGGCGGCGGGCGCCGTCTGCTGCACGCACAGCCAGGAGCCGCCGGAGAGGATGTAGCTGCCACCTTCGGCGGGCGGTGGCGGCAGAGGTGCATCCTCAGCCTGCGGCTTGATCTGGGTGCGAGCCATTGACGCAGACATGATCTGTGACCAGCCTAGCTTGGCCTGTGCTATGCAGATTCCAGGTTGTTGGCCAGGGTGCGGTAGCGCACCTGATAGGTGCAGACCAGCCAGAGGGAGGTGAGATCGGCCTTGTCGCGCTGTGGATCGGTGCCGAGCGGGATGATGTCCTGCGCCAGTCCGCCGAGGGTGCGGTCAGCCATGAGCAGGCCGTGAGCTGAGACGCGGATCGGATCGGCCAGCTGATCAGGGATGCTGCCACGGGTGTGGATGGCGATGAGCACCGGCAACGTCCAGTCGAGTTTGCAGGTGCTCATTTCCCGGGCGGATTCGCCACCGGGCTCGATTACCATGGCGGGCGCTTCATCACGAGAAAAAGCCTCCACCCTGGAGCGGTAGACGGTGCCGATGCCAGCGGTGGCCGCCAGGGTGGTTGCGATGTGGGCGAGGATCTGCTCGCTGCGGGAGGCCATGATCAGGTGTCCTTGCTGTCGGCGTAGGCAGGCTGCGCCTTGAGCCAGGCGTAACCGATCGCCAGCGGGTTGGGGCCTGGGGCCAGCTCCTCGGTGGGCGCGAACTCGGTGCGGTCGAGGATGGGGCTGGCGCCGGCCTTGGCGGCTGCTTCAGTGGCGTAGTGAGAGACTTGCAGCAGCAGGCCGTGCTTGTCGGCACGCAGCAGGGAGATCCTGGCGTAGGCGTTGGGGATGGGGATGCCGTAGGGGGTCGAGGCGAGGTCGGTGATCAGGGCCATCTCAGAAGGTCATCTCGGTGGTGTTGATCTTGCACACCCACCTAATGGTGGTGGATGCCGCGCCGGTGACTTCAACCTTGATGCCACCGTTGGTGGTGTCGGCGGTGACGGCCACGGTCCAGGCGGCGGCACCAGCGTCGTTGTGGGTCATCGTGACCGTGGGTGTGCCGACCATGGCGGTGGTGGCTGCGTTGGCGCCGCGCTTGATGGCGCCGTTGATCGTCCAGCGGGCGGTGTTACCTGCTGCGGTGACGCCTGCGATCACCTCGCCACTGAAGCTGTAGGCGCTGTTGTTGGGGATGGTGAATTGGTTGGTGGCGCTGACGCCGAAGCTGTTGCTGGCGAGGACAGTGGCGGTGGCGTCAGTGGTTTGACGGCCTAGGATCAAAAGGCCTGATTGGCTGACACCTACTGCATAATCAACGGGAGCAGCACAAGCTGGAAATGCAAAGTAACCCTGAATATTTCGAGTGGTGCCGTAGAGTCCGCCTGGAATACAGGAATAACCGCCATTTGCAGTGTTGTTAGTGCCGCCGCCGACGGTGGAGCCGCTGCCGCTGGCGGTGTTGATATTACCGCCGCCGACGAAGCTGTAGCTATTAGCGGCGACATTGTTAGCACCGCCGCCGACGAAGCTGTAGCTATTAGCGGCGGCATTACTCTCGCCGCCGACGACGGTGGAGTAGTTGCCGCTGGCGGTGTTGCTATTACCGCCGCCGACGAAGCTGTAGCTATTAGCGGCGACATTGTTAGCACCGCCGCCGACGACGGTGGAGCCGCTGCCGCTGGCGGTGTTGCTATTACCGCCGCCGACGAAGCTGTAGCTATTAGCGGCGACATTGTTAGCACCGCCGCCGACGAAGCTGTAGCTATTAGCGGCGACATTGTTAGCACCGCCGCCGACGAAGCTGTAGCTATTAGCGGCGGCATTACTCTCGCCGCCGACGACGGTGGAGTAGTTGCCGCTGGCCACACGCGAGGCGTTGCTTCGCGATCGTTGCCAGTCAACTGCATACTGCCCCCGCTTATTTCCACCAGCTGCAGTCCCATCCGGCACGTGAGCAAGCGTTGCGCCAGTGCCTTTGGCTACCAGCGCGACGTCGATGTTGGTGTAGCTGGCGTCTGTTGCAATAAAGGCATCAACAGGGACTGTGGCATTTGGTGATGCGGTGCTTTCGGATTCAACGAAGTGGGTAAGACCGCCGCCGCCGCCGCCAGTAGCACTCAGCGTGCCGCCGCTCAACGATAAGCCAGAGCCCACGCTGATCTCCTCCACCGCGCCGGTGCTCGCCGTTGTGCGGCCCAACAGTCGCGCAGTAGCCATCGTGAGCCCACTGCCGGTGATCGCACCACTGGCCGCTGCACCGATGTCGCTCGCGCTCGGCCGAGCGTGCACGTGATCTTCCCTGGCGTAATCCGTGCTGGTGCCGATCGCAGCAGCAGCACCCAGCGCCAGTGGCGCCGCATCAGCTGCGGCTGGGATCGTCGGCTTCCCGGTCAGATCCGCATACGCTCCGGTGGTGGCCACCGTCGCCAGGCCGGTGATCGTGCTCGCTGACTGCGTGCCCGTGTGCGTGGTGCGGTCGCGCAGCTGGGCATCGGTCGCATTGGACGTGGCGCCAGCAGCCACGCCATCCAGCTTGGCCTTGTCGGCCGCGGCCATCAGCCCAGGATCGCTGGTGGTGGCCAGTGGCAGCGTCACATCAGCACCGGTGGAGCTGGTCAGCAGTCGCGTGGATGCCGTGTAACCCAGATCGGTGCTGCCGCCTGCAGCATCCAGCGTCGTGCCGGTGATCGTCAGATTCGTGCCGAGCGTCAGGTGCGTCAGCTTCCCAGCTGAGTCATCCCAGAACACCAGCCGATCAGCGCCTGGATCATCCGCCTGCAGCTCCTGCCCACTGATGCTCAGCACATCAGCAACGCTGGCGGCCAGCGTCACATCGCCAGTGTTCGTGCCTGAGCTGGTGCCGCTGAACGTCCCGCTTTGCGTGGCCAGGCTACCCAGGCCCAGGCTGGCGCGGCCTGTCGTTGCATCTAACCCAGTGGCGCCACCATCCCACCGCAACCGCTCGCTGTAGGCCGTATCCCAGTTCGGGCTCAACTGCGCGCCGATCGTCACCGTGACGCTGCCTGTGGAGGCATGAACGCGGCCCACAATCGCCACCTGCTGCACCGTGCCGCTGGCCGGCTTGGTGCCGGTGAGCCCACCACCAGATGCCACATACAGCGCCTGCCCGATGCTGTAGCTGCCGGTGCCCAATCCCGTCAGCTCGCCGCCGACTACGGCATGACCGCTGGCATTGTTCGCCAGCGTGTCGCCCAAGATCCCGATCGCTGGCATCGTGCCGGCCGTGGCCGCATCAGCTGCCGCCACCTCGAGCGTGGTGGTATCGCCCACCGCGCCCGTCACTCGCACCGGCGTGCCCTTCACCAGCTGGCCGCCGCTGGTGTTCTTGACGTGGATGTAGACGCTGCCAGCCAGGTCGCCGTGGATGTGTGGAATCGTCACCACCGTGCCGGCGGCCGTCACGCCCGCAGCGATCAGCGCATCCGTCAGCGCCTTGTCGGCTGCAGCCATCAGGCCTGGCAGGCTTGCCGTCGCCACAGGCAACGTCACATCCGCGCCTGTACTGCTGCTCAGTAGGCGCGTCGCCGGGTCATAGGTCAGATCGGTGTCTGCCGCCAGATCAGCAATCGCCTGCGCCGTCGTGCGCCGACTGTTGCCGCCCTGCACCACATAGGCCAGCTCGGTGCCAGCGAGCGGCGTTGTCGCTGCTGTCAGCTGTGAAACCTTCGAGTCAGCCATCACGCCTCCAGTAGCACTTTGAAACCATCTTCCTGCAGGATGTTGAAACTATCCTCCAGCAGCAGCCTGCCAACCGAGACCTTAGTCAGCAGCATCATGCAAAACATGCCATCGTCAACCATCAACGGCGCCTCGCGTACCGTGAAGGTATCACTGCCCACGTTTACGCTGTCGCCATAGGTCACACCGCCGAACAGGGCAGTCTCTGCGCGCAGCAGATACTCATTCGTGATCACCCTGCCATCAGCGACATACTCGCCCGGCGCATCTAGGATGCCCAAGCCGCTGGCACCATTGGCTGTTACCGTCAGGCCAAAGTCCTCAAGGAAATCAGCCGGATCACCGGGGCCAGAAGGGGGCGCCAGCGTGGCAGTGTCCTTCGTCAGGAGCATCACGCAGAACACGCCGTCATCGGCGATCAGTGGCGCCTCACGCACGGTGTAGGCGTCGCCCGCCACCGTGACGCTATCGCCATAGGTCAGACCGCCGAACTTCGACACCTCAGCACGCAGCTGATACTCATTCGTGATCACCCGGCCATTGGCCACGTACTCACCAGGCATGTCGAGGATCCCCAGACCAGTG